ACGACGACGATAAATCGTTGCTGTTGAACTATGGTATGACTACGCCTTTGGGTACCACTGGTACTGGCTCTGTTGCTTTGTTGGCTTTGCGTATTGCCCCATCAGTAGATACTGGAACAACAGGTATTCTTGGTGCAAAAGAAAACATTAACCGTATGCAGTTGGTCCCTGACTCATTGTCTGTGGTTGCTACTGCACAAACATATCTGATTAACGTGGTTTTGAATGGACGACTTGGTGCGCCTTTCTCTGGAACTGGCGCTCAAGCAACGTTTGTTACACCACAGCAATTGGTTGGTGGTTTTTCTTCATCACTTGCCCAAGTTGCAGTGAATGGATCAACTGGAACATCTGCAACTATTACTGGTGGTGAATCAGTTGCGGCGGCATATGTGCAGGCTGGTGGCGTAACAACTCTAGACTTATCGCAAGTTCGAGACATTGGTAATTCAATTCTCGGCGGTGGCCAAAACAATAACGTGCCAACCGCACAGGCTAACTTATACCCTGATGGTCCAGACGTTTTGTACATTGTTGCAACACCAATTTCAGCGTCAGGCGGAACTATTCAAGCCCGTATTTCTTGGAAAGAAGCACAAGCCTAATATGCCCAGCAAATCACCTGCACAACACAAATTGATGGAAGCCGCCGCTCACACAAAAGGTGGGTTTGGTGGCGTTCCTCAAAAAGTGGGCAAAGAGTTTGTAACTGCTGACAAAGGCAAAAAATTTAAGAATGGCGGACTATATGAAAACATTCATAAAAAACAGCAAAGAATCGCTAATGGCTCTGGTGAACACATGCGTAAAGTGGGTTCGGCAGGTGCTCCAACAAAGCAAGACTTTATTCAATCGGCTAAAACAGCCAAAATGAAGTCTGGTGGCAAAGCATCTAAAACTTGTTGGTAAACATGGCAAAAAATCCATCACTTGCTGTAGGACGTGGCGAAAAACTTTCAACAAAAGCAGGCGCTGGCCTGACTGCAAAAGGCCGTGCCAAATACAATCGTGAGACTGGCAGTCATTTGAAGGCCCCACAGCCCCAAGGTGGCTCTAGAAAAGACTCATTCTGCGCGCGCATGAGCGGCGTAGTAGAGCATGCAAAGGGTGATGCACCGCGTGCAAAAGCCTCGTTAAAACGCTGGAACTGCCCCGGGTGGTAACAAGGAACTGATATGGCTACAGGACAAATGGCATCTCTTGGCGGTTTACTAGGTGGCCTCGCGCAATCTGGTGGTGGCGGTCAAATGGCAACCCCACTACAGGGCGGCGCAAGCACAACGCTTGGCGCTGGTACTGGCGGCGGTGGTAATGCTCAAGATGGCATAAATCAGATCAATGAAGGCGCTGGGATTGTTTCTGGCGCTATTGGCACTGCAACTTCTGCACTAGGCGGCGGTGGTGATGGTGGTAGTCCTTTAGGCGGAAACAGCATGGGCGAAGGTCCGCAGTTTAAAAAAGGCGGTGGCGTAAAGAAAAAATACACCACTGGCGGCAAAATTAACCTCAAGGCTTGCGGCGTTTCTACAGCGTCAGCAGGTAAGAAAAACAGCAATTGGTAAGGAAAAATCATGGCTAAAACTGGATCAGCAGGAACACAAGCAACCCCAAAAGGGCAAGATATTCGTCCCCAATTGCCCTTGGAATCAGACAAAGAGTTTGAAGGCCCAGACGGCATGGGTGAAGGCCCACGTCCAACCTACAACCAAATGATGAAAAAACACATTGAAAGTTTTGATTCTGGCAAGCCCGCGTATTTGAATAATGCGTCTGCAAATTGCAAGTGGTAATCCATGGCTTACTCTGGCACTGTTGGCACGACAGTCGTTAATGTCCAAACTCTGATTGAGCATGGCGCTCGCCGCTGTGGAAAATTAGCCGAAGAATTAACTGACGAACAGGTAATTTCAGCGAAAGAATCGCTGTTTTTCCTGCTTATAAACCTGTCAAACATTGGCATCAACTATTGGGCCATTGAAAAGACCGGTATTGGCTTAACGGTAGATAGTTATGTCTACAACATGCCTTTGGGCACAATTGATGTGCTGAATGCCCTGTATCGCACGATGGACCGTCCATCTGGCACGCCAACCTCATCTGCTGGCGGAACGGCCGCAAATGCCTTCGACAGCGACACAACCACCTATTGCCAGCAAACATCAGCCTTGGGCAACCTTTCGCTTAACTATGGGACTGGCGTCACAAACTATGTCTATTCCATAGGATTTTTGCCATACATTTCTGGCGGCGGATCATCTGTTTGGAGTTATGTTTTTGAGTATTCCACCGATGGCTCTACATGGAGCACGCTGTATACAGGCACAACCGTAGCGGTAACTGACAACGTTTGGGTATGGCAAGACATTGCATCGGCTCAAAACGTTCAGTATTACCGCATGCGCATGACAAGCGGAACACTGGCTTTGCGTGAACTGTATTTCGGTACAAACCCACGCGAAATCCAAATGTCGCGCCTAAACCGCGATGACTACACCAACCAGCCAAACAAAGGTTTTTTGGCCAACCAACCCTTTCAATGGTGGTTCAATCGTCAAATCCCACAGCCACAAGTCTATATTTGGCCAACGCCTAACAATGCTTTTGTGCAGGCGACGTTATGGCGTTCACGTCAAATCCAAGACGTTGGCGCTTTGACTAACGAATTAGAAGTGCCACAGCGCTGGTATGAGGCCGTGGTAATGATGCTGGCTCACCGCATGAGCCTTGAGTTGCCCGCTGTTCCAATGGAACGTGTGCAATATCTTGAGGCTCAAGCGGAGAAATATCTAACGATGGCGGAGCAAGAAGAGCGCGACAAATCGCCCATCTACTTTGCGCCAAACATTGCCGTCTATACGAGGTAAGCATGCCGCTATTCATAGAAACCCTAGGTTTAGCGTCTGTAGCGATTGCTGTATGTGATCGTTGCAAGATGAAAAAACCGTTTGTGGCTCTTGGAAAAGACCCAAACTTTGAGGGTTTGCGCGTGTGCCAAGATGGTTGCGCCGATCAAAGGGACCCATACCGCCTGCCTGCCAGACAGACAGAGCGCATTAATTTGCGCTTCCCAAGGCCAGATTTGCCGCTAGATGGATATTCTTCGGCATATAGCACGTATGGTGGGTATGTAAATGGAAACTCTCTGGTTGACCCAGAGCATGGAGATTAATGAATGGCCGCAACTGGACAAACCCCTTTAATACACTACTACAACAACACAACCAGTACAGCGCCATCACTGGCCAACTTGGTAAATGGTGAACTTGCTATCAATACTTTTAGTGGCAAGTTGTACTACCGCACCTCTGCTGGTGCAGTGGCGGTATTGGCTGACGCAACTACAGTTACTAACGTTACAACCCTTAGTTTTGGTAGCACAGGGTTAACACCTAGCACCGCTACTTCTGGTGCTATTACGGTTGCTGGCACTCTAGGCGCGGCCAATGGTGGCACGGGAGTTAATGCATCAACTGGCGCTAACAGCGTTATGTTACGTGATGCTAACCAAAACACCAAAATTAACAATATCAGTTTTGGAACAGCAAGCACTGCTACGTCTGCGTCACCAATAAGTTTAACCGTGGCTTCTGCCGCCGTACAAAACTTTACTGGTACTCTTAATCAGGTGCTTAATTTGCCTGATGCCACAACACTAAATACTGGCGCTATTTATTACATTAACAATGAATCTAGTGGAACTGTAACCATTAGAAATAACGGTGGCGTTACTTTATATGTGGTCTACACAGGCGGCGCTACCCAACTTACTTTGCTAACAAATGGCACTTCAAATGGCACATGGCAACAAAGTGCGTTTTTGCCAAACAATGTGACATGGAGTTTGACAACATTAGTTGCCACTTCTACTGCCGCACAATTTTCAACATTAACCACAGCAACCACGGCATCAATTGGAACAGCGTTAACGTTAGGAACACCATTAACAACAGCAAATGGTGGTACAGGATTAGCATCATTTACCGCAGGTGATTTAGTCTATTTTGCATCTGGAACTGCTTTTACAAAACTACCTATTGGTTCCAATGGCGCTGTTTTGACATCTTCAGGCACAGCACCGCAGTGGACTTCATCCGCAAGTTTTGGTGTTTCAACATTCCAAACATCTTTGTCTGGTTTAACGCCAAGCAGTGCTACTGGCGGCGTAGTTACCCTTGCTGGTACTTTAGGCGCTACTTCTGGTGGTACAGGTTTTAGCACCTATGCTACTGGCGATTTGGTGTATGCATCAGCCAGCAATACGCTATCTAAACTAACTGCTGGAACAAACGGTTATGTATTAACCCTAGCATCAGGCGTCCCAACTTGGGCGGCATCAACTGGCGGAGTTGTATCAATTAATTTTGGTTCTACTGGTTTAACGCCTAATACTGCCACTGGTGGTGTAGTTAACGTTGGTGGATTGTTGGGCGCAGGGTACGGTGGAACTGGTCAAAGTACATATGCTGTTGGCGACATGTTGTATGCGTCAGCCACAACGCCAACAATATCAAAGTTAACTCTTGGTGCGGCTGACCAAGTAATGACAGTTAACTCTGGTGCAACTGGACCTCAATGGGTTAATCAGTCAACCTTAACTGCTGGCAAAGCAACAAACGTTGTTGGTGGCGCGGCAGGTAGTGTTTTATATCAATCAGCGGCAGATACTACGGCAAAACTAGCAATTGGTACGGCCTATCAAATATTGGCTGTTAATGCTGGTGCAACAGCACCCTCATATCAAACAATGACTTCATTGCTTGACAACAACTTTTCGAGTGGTCAAGGAACAATTCTGTATCGCAGTGCATCTGCATGGACTGCATTGGGTGCAGGAACAAACGGCTATGTTTTAACTGCTGGTGGTACAGGTGCAAACGTTACATGGGCCGCCGCCGCCGCTGGTTTAACAGGTTTTACAGCCGCATTAAACACATCATCGCCAAACAACACAAACAACGTTAGTTCTGTAACTGCTAGTGGCGGAACTACAAATCAGTTTGTTGCCATTGTTCCAAAAGGAACGGGCGGCCTAATGGCTCAAATACCAGATAGTCTTTCTACTGGTGGTAATGTTCGCGGCGCTCAATCAACTGATTGGCAACAGGCTAGAAATAACAATACAGAAGTTGCGTCTGGTTCAAAGTCAGTAATTTGCGGTGGTGAAGCCAATACAAGTGCTGGCAATAGATCATTTGTTGGTGCTGGATACAACAATAACATTTCCACGGCTGGGTTTGCTTCTAGCATTATGGGTGGCTATAACAACGAAATTTCTGGCATGCTCAATGGGTATGCCACAGTTGCTGGTGGCAATGACAATCGATGTTTAGGTACATATGCTGACTGGGCAACTATTGGTGGCGGTCAAGGAAATCGTGCATCTGGCACTGGTTCCACAATTGTTGGCGGTTATTATGGAAACACAAACCAAATATCTAAAGCCTTTGTTTATGGCGGCGGAGCAATGGGTGCCAGCACTGGAAATTCAGGTGGCAATCAATTTGGTATTTATCCTCTTGGTACTACTACAACTGATGCAACTGCAACAATTTTAGTTTCTGATACTGGTGCCGCCTCAAACACAAATCAAGTATTGTTAAGAACAAATAGCGCGTTTTCTTTTAGGGCTGTTGTTGTTGGTGCAGTAACTGGTGGTGGAAACATGAAAGCATGGTCTATAGTTGGTGCTATTAAACAAGGCGCTAGTGCTGGAACTACCGCTTTTGTTGGAACGCCAGCCACTAACATTGATGCTGGAGACGCAGGCGCTTCTACATGGCTTGCTGTTGCTGGCGTAGATACTTCAAATGGAGCCTTGAAAATTACAGTGACTGGTCAAGCATCGACCACAATTAAATGGATGGCAACTGTATATACACCGGAAGTAGCCTTCTAATATGCCAATTCAATTTGACAATAGTAATAACGCTGGCGCAACCAATTTAGGTAACGTCACTTGGAAAGCAAATGCTAGTGGCAATTGGTCAATTTTTTTTCCGCAGACTGATGGTGCTAATGGTCAATTTATGGTTACTAATGGCGGTGGTTCATTTACTTGGACTACAGCCTCATCTTTGACATTAACAGGATTTACTTTTGCAAGAAACACCTCTTCACCAAACAACGTTGTAAACGTTAGTAGTGTTTTTGCAAGCGGCGGTACAACAAATCAAATGATCGCCTTAGTTCCTAAAGGCACTGGCGGATTTTTGGGGCAAATTCCAGATGGAACAGCAACTGGCGGAAATGCCAGAGGAAATTACACGTTTGATTTTCAGTTAGGAAGAACAGCCGCAGACCAAGTTGCTTCTAATTGCGGCTCTATGATTCTTGGTGGATATGCAAATAAAATTGATTATATTACTGCTAGTAGTGGCTATAGCGCAGGCGGAATTATTGTTGGTGGACAATCAAACCAAATTTCTAAAGGTTCTTGGAATGTAATTGTTGGTGGATTAAATAATTCAATTGATGGCCCAGCAACTACTGGGTTATACGGATATAACGTAATACTTAATGGCCAAGGTAATCAAGTTACTGGCAATGGATTTGGAAGCAGTTTTGCAACTATTGTCAATGGCAAATGGTCTTCAACAAGAAGTCAACAGGGTGTAATAGTATTTGGAAGTAATGGATTTGACCTTGGAACAAAAGGTATCGGTCCTGCACAAGTCGTTGTTCATAAATTATGGAATACAACTACAGATGCGGCAACAACAAAAGTATTGACATTTGATAGCGGCGCCGCTAATTCTATTAACACCATTCAACTTAATGGAACTAATACTTGTTACGCATTTTGGGGATACATAAATTCTGGAGTAATTAACGCTGGTAATTCAAAAGTTTGGAAAGTTGTTGGCTTGGTTAGAAAAGCAGGAACAAGTGGGACCGTAACTTTTGTTGGAACCCCAACAGTTACTGGACCATTTGC